GCTTCGGTTGCAGAAGATATTACGAATACCGACTATGCTGGCGAAATCGAGAACTTTGGCGACACCGTTCGTATCATCAAGGAGCCGACAATCACCGTCTCCTCGTATGCGCGTGGTTCAGTAGTAAACCCGCAAGACCTTGCTGACGATCAGACAACTATGGTTGTCGATCAAGCAAATGCTTTTGCGTTTAAGATTGACGACATTGAAGAGCGTCAGTCTCACGTCAACTTCGAAGCCCTTGCTACTTCTTCGGGTGCATACTCGCTGAAGCGTAAGTATGACGGCAATATCCTCACCGCGATGTTCGACGGTGCGGGTATCTCTTCAGAGGCTAGCCCAACTACTGCTCAAGTCACTGGACTGGGTACGGTTGGCTCACCTCTGACTTCGCAGACTGGCGACAACCTCGTCAACATCATGCTCAAGATGGCTCGTGCCCTTGACGATCAGTCGGTTCCGGAAGAGAACCGTTGGTTCGTTGCTGCACCGGCTTTCTACGAGACACTGTTTGGTGCGGGTGCTAAGTTCGCAGAAGTACAGGTCACTGGCGACGGCACTTCGCCGCTGCGTAACGGCCTTGTCATGCAGGGCAACATTGCCGGTTTTGCTTGCTACAAGTCAACCGCAATGAATGCTGCTGGCACTGATACCGTAGACGTAACTGGTCTTGGCGCGGGTGAATTCCCTATCCTTGCCGGTCACATGTCTGCTTGTGCAACCGCTTCGCATATCGCGAAGACCGAAGTTGTACGTTCGACTGAAACCTTTAGCGATATCGTTCGTGGTCTGCATGTGTTTGGACGTAAAGTCCTTCGCCCGGAGTCTCTCGTTCGTTCCGTTATCACACTGTAAGGGAGGCATAGATGGCTACTTATACCGTAACTGGCGCTGTCGCAGGCGTCCCTCTTGGCATTAAGCCGCAGATCGTAGAAGTCGTTCTTGACTTCTCGTCTACTAGCCTCACTACTTCGGACTCCGTTGAGGTTTTCGAAATGAAGGCAAACACTCTCGTCCTCATGGCGGGTGTGGAAGTTCTCACCGTAGCATCGACTGGTTCGCCTGTCCTTGACCTTGGTGATGACGCAGACGACGATCTCTACGTTGCTGCTCTTGACGGCACTGCTGCCGGTCACGAGATCAACAACGCAGCCGGTACTGCAAAGCTGTACACCGCTGCCGACACTATCGATCTGATTGCCAATTCGGCAACCTTCGACGGTAAGGTACGCGTGTTCGCAGTGATTGCAGAAATGGGCACTGCTGAGACAGCGGCTACGTTCGCTTAACAAACTTGTCAGGGGGGTGTGTTGCCCCCTTGACACTCTTTTAACTGCATGCTATAAGCAGGAACCCCTGCCGGGAAAGTAACAGGAGTCCTGCATGAATTACATCACTAGCAATGTGCCCTACTTTAAAGCGTGGGTACGCAGAGAATACACAACCAATCACGACAGATATCATGGTGAATTTTTACACGCTATGGTGATTGGTGTAACAACGCTACCGATGCGAACAATGTCTTTTCAAGTATTGTTCACGGGATGTGAAGAAGAAGATAATGTACATGGCGGAGCAATGTGGGCACGAATGCCACTCACCGCTTTAGTTGGGGACACACCCTTAGATGACTGGCCAAAACCTTTACCTACTTATTTGGCACAGCCGTGGGACTGTCAGTCACATCATCACGCAGTATATGTCCTCGACAGGGCCACACCAAGTCCGTGGCTTGCAAAGATTGATGGGGAGTTCTACCCCGCAAAGTATTACTTCACCGTTGACTACACCGGAACAGAAGTAGCCGACGATCCTGCACAGCACAAACAGAGTCATGTGCTTGAATTACTCGACGCAGGAGAATATACGGGCAATATAGTAGCCCTTCCGAATAACCGGGTGCGGGTCACAAACCCTGCTTGGTTTGTAACGGGTGATGGTCCGCCGGACTTTGCACCTAGTCAGTGGGTACACCACTCTAAACAAGACCCTAACTATGTAAGTGATACTTCTAGGGTATTCGACAATCTTTACGCGGAGAGCGATTATGAAGAAGATGATGAAGAGTAAAGGCATGGCTCGTGGCGGACGCATGAAGTCGAAGGGCATGGCTAAAGGTGGTCGTATGGCCATGAAGTCAAAAGGCTACGCAAAAGGTGGCAAGACGAAATCAAAGGGTGCAGCGAAGGGTGGTAAGAAGCCTGCAATGACCCTTGCACAAATTCGTGCTGCTGCGAAAGCAAAAGGCTATAAAATCGTAAAGGCATAACTATGGCCCGCAAACAGGACAAAATGCCCGCCCGCAACAAGAAGAACTTTCGGTCTACGAAATCGGGGGCGGGGATGACTAAGGCCGGGGTGGCAGCGTACCGTCGCAAGAACCCCGGTTCTAAGTTGAAGACGGCAGTGACAGGGAAAGTGAAACCCGGCAGTGCAGCAGCAAAGCGGCGTAAGTCGTTCTGTGCGCGTTCTGCAGGGCAGATGAAGAAGTTCCCGAAGGCAGCAAAAGACCCGAATAGCCGTCTTCGTCAAGCACGGAAGAGGTGGAAATGCTAAATCTACTGATTGGTCCGATCTCTCAACTAGCCGGTACATGGCTGGAGGGCAAGGTCGAAAAGACAAAGGCCGAAACAGGAGCAAAAGTTGCACGAGCGAAAGCCGAAGCAACCATCATGGAAAAGAAAGCCACTGGCGAACTCGACTGGGATTTGGAAATGGCTCGTGGAAGTCAGTCTTCGTGGAAAGACGAGTGGCTGGTCATTCTGTTTTCTATCCCCTTGATACTTGCGTTCATACCCGGAATGGAAGAGGTAGTTGCCAATGGCTTCTCACAACTCAACAGTATGCCGGACTGGTATCAGTATTCTCTTGGCGTTATCGTTGCTGCCTCTTTTGGTGTTCGTAGCGCTACTAAGTTCTTTGGAAAGAAGTAGGCGTGGCTGACGTAACATTCGAACGCATCTCGAAATGGAAGCTTCTGCCCCGGTTTATGATGCTTGTGATGACTCTGATGAGTTGGCGCTGTGCAGAGTGGTTTATGAACTTGGACGCCCCGACTGCAGCACAGTCCGCATTTGTAAGCGTTGTGATGGGCGCGATGACAGGTGCGTTTGGTATTTGGATGGGCGGCGAAAACAGGAAACACAGCGATGAAGTATAACACGTCTCACTTTCTAGATAAGGTCATTCAGCACGAGGGCATGGTCCTCACTGTTTATCAAGACACGCTGGGTATCGACACAATCGGTATCGGACGCAACCTCAAGGATCGCGGCATCAGTAAAGAAGAACTTGACCACATGGACATTCCATCTATGGCCGTTGTATACGAGCATGGCATCACAGAAGCTGACGCACGATATCTCGCACTGAATGATATCAAGATTGTCGAAGAAGAACTGTGTCGGGTGAAGCCTGTCGTTCACGAATTAGATTCGGTACGGCAACTGATTTTGATGGACATGGCTTTCAACATGGGCGTACCCCGCCTCTGTAAATTTAAGCGCATGTGGAATGCGATACAGGAGAGCAAGTTCGACGCCGCCTCACGAGAGATGCTTGACAGCAGGTGGGCAAAGCAAGTAAAATCGAGGGCTATCAAGCTTTCGGTTGCGATGGAGAAAGGCGAGTTCTGACTTGATATTTACTAAGAAGAATACAATCGTCGTGATAGATGATTTCTTCTCTGACATTTCAGAAGTAAATAGAGAACTAGACGACGTAGAACAGTGGTCGGTGATGGATCACCCAGACAAAAATATGGGTGCTTGGCCGGGATATCGAAGCACAAATTTAGTGCTGTTAAATCACAGTATTGTGAGGCAGTTTAAAATGTGCGCCTACGACTACTTAGGCGGGCTTACTGACATGATGCTGTACAAGCATACCCGACTGTCTAGTGACGAACAGCGCGATTACATACATTCCGACGGCGGAGATATAGCAGGACTCGTATACCTGTCGCCTACAAATCTCGATTCGTCTACTCGATTTTACGATAAAGCGGATATGATTGCAGAGGTAAAGTTTGTGCAAAACCGCGCTGTTTTCTTTACCGCTGCTATGCCTCACAGGGCATTCGGCAATCATGGCGAAGATTTGCAAAGTGGCAGGACAACCCTCAACCTCTTTGCAAGGTACATGTAGCTATGAATTGTAAACTGATCTCTCCTCATATTCCTTTTATTCGTCGTATGGACGAGTGGCTTACCCCAGCGTTTCCCGACTGGTTTAAGAATCTGCCCAGTACAAAAGATAAGTTTGATTACGACGCTATGTCGTTTGAGAAGAACGTAAAGACTTGTCCTTCTTTTGTGCGGTTGTTTAAAAACAGTTACCTGTTTCGCGCCCCAGAGGACGTAATGTTTTCTAGCCCCGAAAAGGGTAGCAAAGTAATTACAGCAGCAGGAGAAGCCCCCTACCCATTTCAGTCTGTGTCGTCTAGCGACATGAACAAGAAGATGAACCCGGCTTTTTCTGAAACACATGCCAATATTCTGTTTACGTATCAGTTTAAGCTAGTTGCTGATGAACCGACGGAACTGGTTTTTCTAGACCCTTGTTATCATTTAGACAGAAAGTCAGAGTTGATGACTATGACTGGCACTATGCAGCTAAATCCCGACCTGTACATGCCCATAGGTTTGAACATGATGCTGCCCTACACTGCCTTTGATGACAAGCATGAGTGCTTTATTCGCAGGGGTCAGCCCCTTGCCTACTTTTATTTTCCTAACGGGAAGCCCACGATTGATCCAGTAGAGTGTACGAAAGATGAGTGGGACTTAGAATACGGATACTACCGGACAGTATTCCAAGGAAATTGGACGCAAGAGATGCACAAAGTAGTCACGAAAGAAAGAGAAAGTTCTTACTAATGAGATATACCCCACCACGCAAAGCTATGCCTGCATCAGAACATTCTTTGAAACAACAGCCTATCGAACGCCACTACTACTATGAGGGCGACACGTCGGGCGGATACTACTATGAAGAAGGCGAAGCTAAATACACGGGAGAGAAAGATGCCTCTGACAGAAAAGGGACGTAAGATTATGAACAGTATGCAACGTACTTACGGGGGCAAAAAGGGTGAGCAAGTCTTCTATGCAACCCGCAACGCGGGCAAAATCACGGGCGTCGAAGAAACGTCGGCAGCAAAATCGGCTGGAGCGACTGGCTACGCGAAAGGCGGTAAAACAAAAAGCAAAAGTAGAGTTAATGAGGCTGGCAACTATACTAAGCCCGGAATGAGAAAGCGCATATTTAATCGCATCAAGGCTGGTGGCAAGGGCGGGCGTCCGGGTCAATGGTCGGCGCGTAAAGCCCAAATGATGGCTAAAGCCTACAAAAAAGCCGGGGGCGGGTACAAGGGCTAAGATGAAGCATGTCTTTCTCCTGTTTGTTTTCTTAGGCACGGGAGAAGACAAGCGACTAGCTAGTAACGATCTCTACTTCGCTGACCTTAACGACTGCGTGTGGTATGCACAAATCCTACACAAGCAGGGAGAAAAGATAACTTCTTACTGTTTACCTAAACTTGTTGATGAAAATATGAAGGTGTACTGATGGACCCCATTTCCGCAATGGCAACTGCTTCGGCAGCGTTTTCAGCAATCAAGAAGGGATTTGCCGTAGGGCGAGATATCGAACAGATGGCTGGTGACCTGTCTCGTTGGATGGGTGCCATGTCCGACCTTGAACAGGCGGAGAAAGAAGCAAAGAACCCGCCTATATTCAAGAAGCTTTTTGCAGGGCAGTCCGTAGAGCAGCAGGCTCTTACGGCATTTGCTAACAAAGAGAAGGCAAGTCAACAACGATACGAATTACAGCAGTGGATTTCTCTGACGATGGGTAAGTCAAAGTGGGACTCACTTGTGCGTATGGAAGGTCAGATACGCAAGCAACGCAAAGAAACGCTGTACAGACAGAGAGAACGCCGACAGAAATTCGTAGAGGTTGTAGCGTGGATAATGGTAGTTGCTGCTGGTGCCGCTGCTCTTTATGCTTTTGTTGTCTTCATGCGGGGGCACGTTGCAAACGCAGGGTCTTTACCTAGTCAGCCTAGCCATGTAGTTTGTCGTCTCAAGGCATGTACTATTATAGATAACAATCGTGTGTGCGTTTATCACGGCCCACGAAATACAGTAGACACACTGTTCCTAGACAAGAATGAGTGGTTCCCTAGAGAGTTTCAGTGCAAGTATATGCCTAACTCTGAACGTCCGCCCAGCATACAGGACACTTTCGAAGCAATCCGTAAATCTCAGAAGAAGTAGATTTTGCTTGCATAGTTAGTGCATTTGTGATAAAATAAAGTATTTAGAGGGATGTAAGATGCAAAAGCTTGCTATCGAAGCACTGAAACATAAATATACAGCGGAGATGGCTGATGCAGAGTTTGTATTCGCAATTTACTTTAAAAATGCTGTTGGCGTGGGTGAACATCCGGGTCTGTTGGAAGAGATGGATACAGCGCTTAAAAA